ATTCTTGCTCTCCATCATCAGGATGAAAGCCCATTACCCACATATCTCTATCTCTAAAAACATTGTCTGCAATGGCTTTGTTTACATTATCTACAAACTGATGAAATTCGTCATTGTCCCTTATAAATTCTGTATCAACTATAATTACTAAGTCCTTTAAATCACTCCAGTTATGAAGTGCCATGTATAATTGCTTGTAATCTTCTTTCTCAAACTTAAAAACTATTTTTACTTTATGTTCTTGCCACGCTGCTTTTGCGTAAGGGCAAGCTGGTAAATCGTTATACTCTGGATTACTTGGTTCTAGTACCTGTTCAGACCAATCTTTTATTTCCTTGATTATTCCTGTTCGTTCTTCCCAAGTAATCATTTCTTTTTCTTAGCGGGTTTTTTCCGTCTAGCCGCTTGAACTCTTCTTGGCTTACCTGCTGGTTGTCCTAACCTTTTCTTCTGTGCAACTCTTTTTCTTTTCTCTGAAGTAGTCATTTCAGAAGAAGTCTTAGGTGTTTTACTTGACACCCTTTTTGTCGGTCTACAGTAAGGAGTACCTCTTTTCTCTCCTTTCTGTCGTCCACAAGCCTTGCCCGTTCGCACATCCTTCCAGTCTTCCTTGAACCAACGTTTTAACGCAGCTCCCTTTTTGGTTTTACGAACGGCCACTAAGACTTATTTCCCCAGTTTTTTGCACCTTTCTTACGACACTTGGCAATAGCTCCAGATGCGTAAGCAGATGGAAATACTTTGTACCGAGACTTTACTTTGTGATAACAGGCATCTTTAGTAGAACCACCTTTCTTTAACGCTACAGGTTTTATTCTACCCATACCTCTACACTTCATCATAACGACTAACCCATCTTAACCATTTTAGTAGGACGTACTCCGCGTGAAGCAATACCACACCCACGTACTTTACCGCCTTTATTCATTCTCATATCACGCAAGGTTTGTCCTTCTTCGTCTCTAATACGCTTCATCTCTTGCTTTTTATCTTTTCTTTCTTTTGGGTCTTTTGAACGACGTTTTTTAACACGTTCCATTTCTTCTACTTCTTCTTCAACCGCTTTCATCCGTTTACTAGACACTTTCTTACCTCCCGAAAAGGTTTTACCTTTATCAGCTTTTTCGTATTCACGTCCTACACTTTGTGGGACACCCACTTCTTTTGCAAAATCAGGATTGTTTGCTACTGCTTTCATAAACCTATGTTGTTTTTTAGATTTACTAGGCACTAACACTTCCACCTTTTTCTTGCTTGGCGCAGCCTAGAATTAGGGTTCTTAGCTGCTTTTGGAAACTTTTTCATCTGACCAGCAGAACGCGCACAGAATGACTTACGCCGCTTTGCGGCCTTGCTGCCTTTCTTCACTTTACCAGTAACGGCTGTTTTGAGTTTAGAGCCGGGATTGTCCCTACGGTATTTAGCCACACCCTTCTTGGTCATACCTGCGCCAGATTTAGTCGGACGCTTATGACCACCTTTAATGGTGTGGCCTTTCATAGTTCCCTTTCTGCCCGCTTGTTTAGCCACAAAACACCGTTACATTAGTAATGTTGCTTAAAGTCAGTATTGTAAAGTCACTACTACTGTTACTGCGCTGAGTAAGAATACCCTCGTCAGGTATAGTTACACTGTCAGCAAACGAAGAAGAGGACGCAGGAGTATCAACTTGTAGAAGAAGAGTTCCGCTGGCGCTATTAAGGTTAAACTTTAACGACCCCGCAGAACCTGCACCTACATAATAGACACTCTTAATCCTAGTGCGACCAAACGCTAACGAACCTGTAGTACCAATACTTACGTTACCCGCAGAAGCACCACTAGCTACTACACTAGTTACCACCGTATAGAAATTAGTAGAAGAAGCAGTGCCAGCGTTAGCTCCTGTTACTACTTCAGTAGTAGCTTCACCAGTAAGACTACCCACTTTAATTCCTGTTATGGTAAATGTAATACCAGTATCGTTACCCGCAGAAGTAAACAACAGTTTATAACCAGTACCACTAGGACTAACATCATTAGTAAGCAACGTAACAGCTCCAGCACCACTAATACCTGCCGCTGCTTTTAACAACGTAGCACTAGTGGAGGGAGTTATGGCGAAAATATCACCTTTGGACATAACTTACTCCTTAATATCACCCCGCAATACAGCGGCTTTATACTCAGCAGTGCCGGGTACAAGGCCACCTTTTGCAGCTTTTTTAGGGGCCGCTTTCTTTTTAGCGGGTGCTTTTTTCTTAGCCGTAGCCATAATTACCCCCTATTAACGAGTTCTAGCGCCCATTAAATAATCAATAGTAGTTACACGAGTACCTGATGCACTACCAGATAAGCTCATGGCTGCTATGGCCAAGTTTTCATCATCAGGAATATTTGTGCTGTGTGTAGCAACGAGTTTGTCATTAATAAAAAACTCAACTTTGCCAGTTCCAGAACAAGCGATACCTAGTTTGATGTAAGTATCGTCAACCATATCAATGCCTGAATCAGTAGAAGTTTCAGTGCCATCTTTTTCTGTCTTACACAGAATAGAAGCATCACCGTCATCTACTTGAAACACGATACGATCTGTTGCAGTTAGCATGTTTTCTGGATTAGTAGCAAAATTAACGGTAAAACCAACACATATATCTGTTTGATCTACATCGTTATTTTTAATACGTGTCTGAAAAAACATGTTTTTATCTGCTGCAACAGCAAAAATTTCATTACCTTGTACAGAACCACCGTCATTGTCGGTAGTACCTGCGGAAGTAATTGCAAGCTCTCCACCTACAGTGTCGGCTACGATAGCTACAGTTGCACCGGAGTCTTTTATAGCAGTCCAACCAGTGTCTAGCTCATAGACGAAATCGTCTTCTAGGCAAAAGTAATCAGGGTTAATTGACATTGGCATTTCACGGAGGTCTTTATAACCAGCCGCATAGCCGCTGTACAACACGGGGGTATTGTGATGAGTAGCCATATATTTCTCCTGTCGTGGCTAAAGTCTGCCGCCTCCCCAATGGAGCGCAGTCAGGATGGATTTATAGTATACCAAAGAAAAAGGGGCAACAAGTGCCCCTCTCTCAACTAGCTTTAACTAGCTCCGGGCGAACCGAAGATACCTAGTGGGTCAGATACGCCAAAGCTATAACGCTCACGAGCTTTATATCGACTGTTACCAGTATCGAAATCAGCATCCATTGAGGTTTGCATTGGTGTACGCACGAAGTGCTTAAGACCATTTGGAACGTCAGTCAACAAGAACCAAGCATTGGTATCAGTCAGATAATGGTTAACTGTGTAACCTTCTGGGATTGAACCGTTATGCCGTAGGGCGTTGATGTCGTTGTCAGCCGTGTTCACACGTAGCTCAGTATCTAGCAAACGAGTCGCTACAAACTGAAGGTCCGAGGGAACTACCAACTTACGAGGCTTGGCTGCTATTAACAGACCACGCTCATCAGTCCAACCAGCAATCTGAATGACCGCAGCTTCCAAAGAAGTCTCGTTCAAATCAGCGCCAGTCGCTGGCTCGTTAGAGTTAGTACCACCAGACACCAGAGGGTGTGCAGTAGAACAAAGCTCTACACCGTCGCCATAAGTAAAGTTGCTATCAAACGCATTGTTTAATATTGCAGCTCCCTTAACTTGCTTGGTGTAAGCCATTGCGCGTGCTAGTGCTTTAGTATATCTAGCAGACAAGGAATCATACAGGTTGTCCTCAATAGCTTCTTCAGTTACTGAGAATCCCATAGAAATTGTCTCGTGGTTATACCGAGCAGTGTACGCTTCTTGGGCATTATCATAAGCAATCGCAGCGCCTTCGTTTTTAACTGGGGCAGCTCCGAAGCCTGACAACTTAGTTTCTTCTTCAAAGGAACGGTCAGAACTCTCTGTTTCAAAGATTTCTGCGGCTTCCTCACCATATTTTGCATACTCAAGACCAAACAGGGCGTTCAGGCCCGGAAGAAGCTCTTTGAGTAATTGCGCTCTTGAAATAGCCATATCTCAATAACTCCTTATATTCCAGTCTTGTTAGTGTATGAATGCGAATCTGGATTGAATTTAACCAACAAATCCGTATACGCATCACCAATGGTAGACCCCGGTGCGTCAACAAAATCAACGATTCTGAAAGCAAAACCAGAGGTTACAGCAGTTGTAGCCGATACAGCACTAGTAGAATTACCAGTAGTGGTATCTCCAGTGTTGGTAGACTGAACTGCCGCCAAATGGACATTTTGACCCAAATCTGCCTGAGTAACAGCGCCATCGGCCTGTACTTGGAAGACCACATCAGGATCATCAACAATATAAGCCATAGCGTCAGACGCTACAGTGCCCGTAGGCCAATTTTGCTTAAAAGTGATGTTTCCTGTGCTTGGATCAGTATAGGTACAACCGACAAATACACCGATAGTACCTGCTGGAAATGGAGTTGAGTTATCTCCATTTGTCGTCACGATTTCAATAGTACCGCCAGCTACAATGGCTACAATAGACCCATTGAAGATATTAGTACCATAACCGGACGCTATCTTTATCTGACGGGTGGAACCAGCATAAGGCTGCCCTCCTATCAGATTTACGGCTTTTAAACCGTAAGGGGTAGCGGATGATGCCATGATAGACTCCTAATTATCCTTTACCAAAAGTAACCGTCGATTTCCTATCATTAAATATAGGCATACGAGGATCACTTTCACGCATTAAGTTATTGTCAACTGAACGCATTTGGGCAGCGGTTTGCTGCTTGTAATAATCATTACGTTCCTTGACAAGCTCTTCGGGAGCTTTACAAAGCATTAAACCACCTACGACAACATTATCTTTAAACCGATCATCTATAATAGAATCAGTAAAGATTTCTGGGTGGTCTTGAGCTTTTACTGGCTCCCAACCTTCTCGTAGCTTTGCGGAAACATTGGTGGCATCTGGAGTACCACGAGTGCTTATACGTATCCAGCGATACTCGTAACCGTCCTGCTTTTCAGGTCTAGGCAATACTTCTGGCCTTTCCCATGAACGCTTTCTGGTTTTTGTAACTCTGGTATCTGCCTCTCGTTTATCTCTATTAATTTCACCCATTTATTGTTTCCTCGCTAATTCAGCAACCTGTTTGGCGTATTGATCCAGTGGAACCCCAAGACGTTTCGCTAAAGCTATTTGTGATTGCTTTAATTTGACCTTCTTAGGTCCAGTGCTCCGCGTAGCGGGTGCAACCACATTGCTCGATTTCTTCTTGGGAGCCTCCTCTGGCTCGTCGTCTATCCCGTCATCAAACTGACTGGGGAATACTTCTCGCATACGAGAATCAATTTTCTCGTAGTATTCATCAGACTGAGGACTAATGCCCTCATTAACTAATTTTGTATGTAATCCATAAGCTAACGCTGTCATCTCTGGATCACCTTCTGGTCCATTTCCGAACCATGTATTCTTATCGGCCCATGCTTCAGCTTTCTCATCACGTTGAAATTGCCGTGGCTGTGGAGACGCAAGTTCTTGTGATTGAACATTATTTTCTTGTGGTTGTAAAGAACCTTGTACATTTTGCGTTGCTTTAGGTTTAAGGCTATTTACTTTATCTGCTCGTATTTGCGCTTGGTTTAACTGTTGTTGCGCTTCAATAAGTTTATCAGTCTCTCCATCTTCGTGCGCTTTTCTAAGGTTCTGCTGGGCTACAGCAAGTTCAGACTCAACTTGTTTTTTAGCGGATTGAATTAAAGCATTATGGTTTTGGTCCCCTGTAGCCTTTAGTTGTTGATTTTCCTCCATAAGTTTCTGAGCATAAAGTATAGCCTCTTCCCTTTCACGAGTAGCTTGCTCTTTAGCCCTACGCTCATCGTGGTAACCTTTACTAAAGTGTTGAATACGTTTTTTAACTTTTTCTGAATAGTTCTCCAACTCTTCGTTAGTCACTTCTTCAGGAGGCTCAGAAGGTTTACGCCCTCTATCCGCAGGGGGAGTATCATCTTCTACTTCTATTTCAACATCACCTGTTTTTATAGTGCTTTCTGGTTTCTCTGCTTTTTCTTCCTTTTTATCAGGGTTCCCTATAGTTTCACGCCCTACCGCACCCTCTACCTCTATGTTGGTATCTATTACTTCTTCTTCCTTGACTTCTACTTCCTGTACTTTTTCATCCTTCTCTGGATCAGGAAACTCATATTCTACTTGTTGCATTGGCATAATTTATTCCTCACGCACGAGTTAATTTACTCGGATCATCAATTACGGCTTCAATCGAGTCATCGTTCATAATGCGATACTCGACATCACCCACTCTAATTCTTGTACCTGTATTAGCCCGAAAGACCACATAATCTCCTTCCTTGCACCACGGACCATTAGGGAAACGCTCTTTATCCTTATAGGCTTCATCCCCCATATCGCAGACAACACCTGTCATTTGGAGAATGTTTTCTTCCCTTATAGTTTGAGTAGCCTTTGCAATACCACCGTCGAACTTGTCGTCTACATTGGAAAGAGCCACCATCACACGATACCCAACGGGTTTCGGTATGTGCTTGTCTAGCACCACTTCCTTTTGTCGTTCAAGCTCCTGCTCTTCTATCTTCTTCTTTCGCTTGGCCTCAATAGCCGTCATTTCAACTGCTGGTTCAGTCATCATCGTCTTCCATATAGTTACGCGAGAGGTCTTGTACTTCTCTGCGTGCGGCGGCTAGACCCCGGATTACCCCACACGATTCTTTGTATTCGGCGTAGTCTTGAGCACTACCACCGTGCATCCATTCTTCTTGCTGTTTTTGCAACTCGATTAACTTTTCTTCGAGAACCTGAAAGACTGTTTTAGCCATTACCTATCCTCTCGATCATCGCGTAAAGCCTCGGCTCTATCTCGTTCTGCTTCAGCTCTAGTCCTTCTATCTTCGTTAGCCGTCTTAGTCGCATCCATGATTACCTTTGCTTCTTCTATATCGTTCTTGGCTTCCGCAGCTTGGTTCTGCGCGGCTATTCTATTGGCTTCTAAAGTAGCATTAGTGGTTGCTTTTTCTTTATCAAGCTCAAGTTTTGCAGCGTCAAGCATTGTATCTGCTTGATCTTTAGCCGCTTTTCTCTGTTGTTCTTGCGCTTTAAGCTGCAATTCTGCTTGCTTCATCTGGAACACAGGGTCTTGTGCTTGCTGTTGTGCTTGCTGTTGTGCAGCTTGAGCCTGTTTCTGCTGCGTAAGTTCTATAGCAGCTTCACTCATCAGCCTAGACAAGTTCTCCTCTACAACCTCTGGCATCTCTTCATCAGGCTGCGGAAGCGGCGCACCTAGTCTTTCTTCTATCTGTTGCCTGTACAAGAAGGCCATGTGTTCTCCTATGTGCGCTTTAAGAGCAGCTACAATCTGTTGTGCAGCAGGGTTTTGCCCAATAAACGCAGCTATCTGTGGGTCTTGCAAGAACGCTTCATGTACAGCAATGTGTGCCTTATGATCTTGATATATAAAGGCTTTTATCGGTTTACCCACCAGTACGTTCATATTTTCACTTACTGGGTCGGTAGGTTTAATATCATCTTTAGTAGGCACTAGCTTGTCTGCATTCTTTATGCCTAGCACCTCGATCATCTGCCTATGCAGTTGAGGCAGGTCGTATATCTGTGGAGTAGCCTGTGACATCTGCAACACAGCCTGATACTGCACTACCCGTTGTGCCATCGTACTGCTGTTAGGGTCACTAACAGGAATGACTTCAACCATCGCGTAGTCTTCGCGCCTTGCACGAGGTTCACCACGATCTGGTACATATATGTAAGTTTCAGGAGCGTGTTCAGCAATAATCGCACGGAGCAGTTTGAACTCCTGCTTCATCGCATAATGTACCCGCGCCTGTACCGCAGCCATTGGCTTTAAGGTACGTTCTAGTAGGGCTAACGTTGTTCCAACCGGAGCATTAGCACTCATGTCAGATATGTTCATATCTGAAATAGCCCCTAGCCTACGGCCTTCCTCCGTAATCTGTTTAAGCAGTGCGAGTAGTGTTTGACTCGGTTCCTTGTAAGGAAGAGTCATTATGTTCTCTTTGATGCTACCACTAGGCACATCTACGTCTTTAAACTCCCCCGGTCCTATGGGTCCGTCATCACCAAGCACACGTAGTCCACGCGTCTTCAGGCCACCCGGTAGGTTACTTAGCGTACCAGCGTCAACTAATTGACGGATCAAGGAAGTACCTGCTTTAGCATATCCACCAATAATGTGAATTAAACCAAGACCATAGAAGCCAAATCCCGGTACGTAAGCGTAATGGACAAAATGTTGACGCTTAAGTGTCAAAGGATCGTCAGGGTTCCAGTTACGTCTGATTGCTAGTACTTCACCTGTTCCACGCTCTACAGTAATGACGTAGGGTTTAGCTATCTGTAACTCGTCATCCTCTTGGTCTATGTCATCAATAACCATATCAACGTGAAACTCACAGACTGTATAGCGGTCATCAGCATTTAGCGTGTAACCCCCTTGTTCTGCTTTAGCTTCTTCAATGTCAGTATGGAATGTTTCAGGGTCACCTAAGTCTATCTGCCGATAGAAACCCAATGCCTGTAACTTGATGAGTTCGTTCTTAGTCTTACGCATTACGTGCGTAACACGCTCTGCTGTCTCCAGATTAGACGCACCATACGGCACAACCACATCTTCCGCAGGTATAAACATGGCTACCTGCCGACCAAGGTTGGGGTCGTAATACACTTTCTTAAAGGCTGATCCTGCAAGACCGAGACTATAGAGTAGTCGCTCGTGTTCTGGTCGGTACTCGACCATGACTTCAGTAAGTTCATAGTTCATGTCGGTACGAACACGGAGGGCAGCGTCCTCCTTTGGCTGACTAATTTCACCTAGAATCTTAGTCTTGACAGGACCAGCGGCGGGAAACGTTTCGCTCATAGCTTCAGCTTGAAAACGAATAGCAGCTTCAGCTAGTACGTTACTGTACACCCCACAGGCATCTTCCCACGGGTCTGTACGTTCTTCGTACTTAAATCCGATAACATCAAGTCCCTTAACAAAGGTATCAGCCCAGTCCTTACGGCTTGACTTATCAGATTCAAAATCATCAATTAAATCAGAAGATATGGTGGTTAGAAGCTGCTCGTCCAAATACTCGGCAAGGTTAGCGTCGAACGGCGCTCCCATAGTTTCTTCCATGCCCTCTTCAGGAACTAGCGTAACTTCTACGCTTCCATCATCCATCGTCACCATGTCAGGATTAACAATCCCAATCTCTAAAGTTTCTTCTTCTACACTTATGCCTTCTGGTGTTGCGTATAATCCTTTCTCAATAGCCATTAGTAGTACCCGCCTCTACGTTGCTTAAAGTATTGCACTTCTTCTGCTTCATCCGAAGGCAACCTTATGAATCCACCTTTCCTGTACCGCATCATTGCTAATGATACAGAGTCCACATAGTCATCATGCTCTCCTGATGGGAAGGAGGCAACCTCGTCTATTACTTCTTCTGCCCAGTTTGTATTCGGTGCCCATACCAAACCTGAAGCAAACAAGTCTGACACCGCGTTCAATCTTGTTATTTTGTCGTTACCTCGCGTCGGAGTAAACTCCTGCACGGGTATTCCCATCGCCCGAAGCTCGTAAATTAGCGGCGCTCCTGACGCTTTTTTCTCTACAAGTAGCGAATCTGGTTGCCACTCGTCGTACTGTTCTATAGATACGCGCTTTAGCTTGGGAAACTCCATCCTTTCTCTGAACGCATTGAGCAATATCACGTTTGCTTGCTCTACTCCGTTGTCATCTGGGTGGTAAAACACCCCCCATGTCGTACAAGCCGAGTAGTCAGCCCGATTATTCTTCTCAAACGCCGTATCCCACGCCATTAACACGAAATCACACGGGGGAGGGTTCTCTTCTTCCCACGTTTGCCACCATTCGCGCTTCACAATAGCCGATGTTTCCGATGTCGGCTGCTGTTGGTACTGCGCCATCCACTTAGAGTTAGGTAATTCCTCTTTTAGCGCACTTAATTCCTTTTTTGACCAAAATTCAGGCCACAGTGGAGTGCCACTTGGCATAAGTGCAGGAAATTCAATGACTTCCCACTCATCTCCACCCCTTTGTGCGGAAGATTTGATAACTTTTGCCGTCAAATCCCGCAAACTCCAGCGTGTCATCACTATGACGATGGCTCCACCCGGCTGTAGACGCTGCCTTGGCCCTGATGTGTACCACTCGTACGTCTTATCGTAGACATCTGGGTTGATTTCGGCCAGTGCTGCCTCTTGTTCCGAGTGCGGATCGTCAATAATCAGCAAATCCGCGCCCTTACCAGTAACCGCACCGCCCACACCTATCGCAAAGTAGTCTCCACCCTTGCTCGTGTTCCACCTTCCTGCCGCTTTACTGTCTGCTGACAGGTGTAAATCAGGAAATATCTCGTGATATGCGTCCTGATCGACTAAGTTCCTTACTTTTCTACCGAATCCAACAGCCAACTCCGCTGTATGTGAGGTCTGGATAACCTTTTTATGCGGATATTGACCCAAAAACCAAGCAGGAAGAAGGTAACTAGCAAACTCAGACTTAGTATGACGAGGAGGCATATTGACAATAAGGCGCTTACACTCGCCCCTAGCCACTCGTTCAAATGCTTCAGCCATCTTTGCATGATGCTTCCCGCTAATAAACGTAGGCCACATCTGCTTGGTAAAGTCCAAGAACCTCGTCTGGGCCTTTTTCTGCTTTTTTAGCTTCGCCAGATGCTCCAGCTCGGCTAATAACTTTTCCTGATCCGCCTGTGACAACAACGGCAAGACACTAGGTATGTCTTTAAGAGAAATATTATCAAACGGAGAGGCTGTGCTCGTCATCTACATTCTCTTCTTCAGTATCCAAATCGACCACACCTAATAGTTCATCCAGTTCTTCTTCGGAATCATCGGCTAGAGGTGTTACATCTACCAACGTAGCGTTAAGAAGATTCTTAACTTTCTCCTTAATCGCTTTTTCCAGCTCCTCTGGACTCTTGTAGTTAATGGTAATCTCACTTCGCTCAGTAAAAATACCTATATCACTGTGTTTTCCTAACAATTCCAATGCCTTAAGCTCGTAACGTGTGTCACCACAGTCAGCTATTTCCATGAGTTTGTTAGTAATCGCAGACCGTGCCTGTGCCGCATCCATCGCTAGTTGGGCACCATAGGTCCGAAGAAACGCAGCCGCAGCAAACGCCGTGGTCTGATTTGTCAGATTTGATGGTTTCTTTGCTTCCGCTACAGCGCGGAGTAATTCTTTCTCTTTAGCCGCATCCCCTTCAGATATATCCAAAGATGCGCCCATTTCTACTTGTAGTTCTGCCGTGTTGCCCGCCACTGCTATCTCTTCAATCAGAGTCGCAGGTTTCTCCTCCGATAAATCGTAGGGAACGGGGTGGTCCTTTGTAGGTTCCACTTGTACAACTGACATACGCAGGTATCCGCAATACCGAGTTTTGCGGAGTGTAACACAGGTATACCCCCTGTATTCAAGAGGAGGTACGGGACTCCAAAGGGGGTATTTCTGTGTGGGACAGGGTGGGGTGCGAGCCAGACAGGTATAAAAAGAAGGGGGGTGGGGGTAAGTCATTGATTTTATTAGAGTTTGTTACTTGAGTTTGTCAAGTTGTGTGATTCAATGTGCAAATTATTATGTATATAGGGGCGCGGTACTTAATTGGTGGAAAGGGGCATACCCCACCCGTACCACAATTTAATGCGAGATTCTTAAAATATGTTAGAATATATATAAGTGAGAGAAAGTTTCTCACTTTGCCTAGGAATTCCTAGGCAATCCAATCGGCTCTCAATTCGTACCACGTCACACTCTTTACCAATTCGTACCACGTCACACTATTAAGTTAGTGGGAGCGCGTGTACCACATTGTTACAGAGGGAGCGCGTGTACCACATTAAGAGTCAAACATAATCTGCCTAGGAATTCCTAGGCAATAACTAAAGGCAAATAAAATGAAAGCACATACTAAAGATGCTCTATCTATTAGCGTAGCAAAAAGACAATTACATAATGCTATTAAGAAAACTGGTAACAATAAAAAGGATATGGATTCAAGCATAAAGGATTTTGCATTGGCTTGTGATACCGATCCAAAAGCGCACATGGAAATTATTCCGTTAGTAAATGCCGATCCAAAAGCTAAGTATGAAAATTTTGAAAGTAAATATGGGAAGGAATTCTGCGAATCAAAAGGATGGACAGAAGCGGTATGGAATACCGCCCGCGAAATATTGGATGGTATACGTCGCAAGTTTAATGAGTCACACGATAACGGAGCACAGGAGTTTTCGCAATTCTGTCAAACGTTCAAGCGTCACTTTATGTTGTACCAAGGAACGAAACAAAGTAACGACGCTATCCAACGTGCGAAGAAAAATTCAAAATTGGTACAAGAGATCGCAGACAAAAAGAAAACCACTACCACGTCGGACACAACAAAACTCAATAACAAAATTAAGTCTGCAACTAATCGCTTAAATGATATCAAGGAATTATTTAAGGACATAAGGAAGTTAGAGAAGTCTAAAACAACAAAAGATGATATTGATACTTACTTGATTGAGTATGTTACTCAGCTTGAGGATAACTTAATAGCAGTAACAGGAGGTGAGTAATGAATAACAGAATCAAACATAAAGCCTTCATTGCATCAAAGTCTAGGCTTAAACAAGATATTGCGAGGCGTAAAGCGATAAAGAAAGCACGTAAACTTAAGCGTCAATCGTAAAACGTACCACGTCACACTTTGCCCCATGTTTTACCGCATGGGGCAATTTTTTTGGGCCTCGAAAAAGTGCCCAGATTTCGCTCATTTTTGCTTGCATAGGAATTCCTATGCAGATTCCAAATCATCAGTAGCTACTGATGATAGTTATGGAGGAGCTGCGCCATACTATGTACCACAATGTTACAGGATCTTATAATGTTATGTTTAACTTTACGTTCCAACGCTTTGATGCACAAGGCAAAACGGCCTATTGTGTAATGTTACACAAAAAAAGAGCATACAAACTTTTACGAGTGTTTGTTCGGGCCTCTTGTGCAATGAAAAAGCAAAGCGCAAAACGTATACCTTTTTTCTTTTTTCTCATAACAATATAACAATACAAACATAACATTCCTACAGACCAACGTATTCGTGGCTTCCACATTTGTACCACATTGTTATACTAGGCATAACATTACGCATTACTTTCATAACATTGTATCACCACAGAGGAGGAGACCTATGGCAACTTGCCGTTTATGTAACAAACCATACTCACCCGCACGAAAGCGCTTGGGTATTGATACCTGTTTCGAGTGTGGAGAACTCGAAGCTAAACAAGTAAGACATACGATAGCACCACTAAACAAGAGCAACTACATGGTGCTGTCGAAGGATGAACTAAAGCAACTTAACCCTAAACGTACTACATAAGGAGAAAGAGAATGAAAGATAAAAATCTAATCATCTGTGACCTAGATGGCACGATAGCCAACATTGAGCACAGACTACATTACATCAAAGGCCCGAAGAAGGACTGGCCTTCATTCAACAAAGCGTGTGTTGACGACACAATAAACAAAGATGTCAGGGAGATACTGTGGAATATGTATGACGCAGGTAGACGCAGAGGTAAGGAAGGTAGTGACCGGATAGTTTACTTCTTCTCAGGGCGTAGCGAAGTGGTACGCGAAGAGACAGAGGAGTGGCTACATAAATATGTAGTGTCACCCTCTATGTGTGACGATGGAAAAAGACCTAACCTGTATATGCGTAAGGAAAATGACTTTAGGGATGATGTCGAAGTCAAGCGCGAGATGCTTAGTGACCTCTGCATTACCCCTGATGATGTCTTGTGCATACTAGACGATAGGCAAGGGGTGGTTGATATGTGGAGACAAGAAGGCTTCCGGTGTTTACAGGTAGACGCGTGGAAGGAAGAACCCAAGCGACATCACCTCATGGATGCTGATCTTGATGACCTGAATACGGAAGAGCTTAAGTTTCTGGTCAATCGTGAACGTGGGTACTACAACGAGGTTGCTGAAAGATTAATGAACACCTTGGTAGGACTCGAACGACAACTAAAAGAAAGAGAGGAGAACAACAATGGATAACAACTTTGAAAAGCTAAACATCCATGACCCACACAATGAGTACGTGTGGGCAGACACTACCCCTGCTTGGGTAACACTACTCAAGGTAGCAGGGTTCATAGCAGGTGGCATTGGGCTGTTTGCTGTATTCAGTCTATTCACAATCATCATGTTTCAAATAGGAGGATAGAAGATGGATATTAATTTCATACTAGCAGCACTTGTGGCTGCTAACGTAGTCATGGCGCTACGAATATACAAACTTGAACGAGGGTTACGTGAAACCGACACCATGCTATGGAATGTCATGGAGGAGGGTGCGCCCGAACTGCACGAAGAAGTGATTAGGCAAATCAAACGAAGATACAGATCATCATAAAGTGAGGAGGTTATTATGTTTGGAGGAATAACAGATTTACCACAGCTACACTCGTACGAAACAGCACTGGGACATTACACCCAGATAAAACCTATCAGGGGCAGCAACAACGTACGCCCCATCTGTAAGACTAAGAATGGTAGACGCAAGAAGCACATGCAGATCATCAAGCGTGATGATGCGATAGCGTGTCGGCTATACGATACCGACGTGGTGACCTTCTATAAGGATGGCACAGTTGAGTACCACTCAGGTGGTTACGTCAGTAACACTACCCACGCATTTGCCAGTGGGATTCTTTTTCCGAATGTTTGGTTTGCTTCGAAACATGGTAATACGGAAGTATTTACAGGAAAAAGGTTCTGGAGTTGGCGTGAGCCAGATCAAGTATCAACTACTTACCATGTCCCCTCTAGTCAAACCTTCAAGATGAAACGTGAAGGTGACACATGGGTTGCCATTAATCCACCAAAAAACATTGAGTACTACCTCAAGCGCAAGGAGTACAACGCTAGGCGCAAGCCACTCAAAGAGTTTCAAGACCATTGCATACGCATGGCTAAACTGGCCGACGCTAAAGAGGTGCAAGGGGATAAACTTTATGATGTCCATGAAGAATGGTACTACCGCGATATATACAAAGACCTGACTCTGCACTACCACAAAGACCTCGTGGATGGATCAAGCTCATGGGGTCGGCTTGTACCTATGATGCTAGAGACAGCGCGAACAAGAGACGTGAAGTGGATAAGAGGTAAGTACGTCATCAAGGAGGATCACTTTGATACACAAAAGATTAAGGAGGCCATCAGCAACATAGTGAAGTATGCGTTTGCTGATGAACTTTTTGAAGAAAGGGAAGTACACAAAAGGACTTTCAACGGCAATGAAAGATACATCTGGAAAAAATACGAAGGAGGTAGAGATTAAAACGCGCACGACCTTAACATTAACTTTAAATATCTGCATAGGAATTCCTATGCAAAAGGAGAAACAGAATGACAATATCAATGATTAATGAAACTCAAACTGTAACACTTAACGAAGCCATCCAACTTATTGTCCACAACCCCAACGTGAGATTTATGCTCCGAGGCGAGCCGGGGGTTGGAAAGACTAGTATTGCTCACGAAATAGCAAAGCAGTCTGGATTACCTCTTGCTATGGGTAGACCTATTGACGTAGGCAATCTCGATCTCGGTGATGTGTGTATGCCTGTCATTGACCACGAGAATAAAGTCACACGCTACTACCCCAATGCTAGGTTCGGTATCCATAACGGTGAACCAGTTGTTATGTGCTTTGACGAATTCACCAAAGGTGCTGACCCTGTAAAGAATATGCTTCACCCTGCGCTAGAAGTATTTATGCCCAGACTGGGAGACTTACTAATACCAGAAGGAAGTATTATCTACATGACTGGTAACCTAGATACTGATGGTGTGGGTGATGGTCTGGCTCAACATACACGGCAGCGTATTGTTGAATTGATTGTGCGTAAACCCAATGCGCCCGAATGGTTGGCGTGGGCGCTCAACAACGGCATTGAACCTATCGTGATGGCATGGGTAGACAGATACCCCCAAGCTCTTGACTCTTACCTTGATGGAGTTAAGAACGAGTTTATCTTTCATCCATCTAGTCCTAATGACAATGTGGTATCACCTCGTATACTGGAGATAGCTAGTCGCATCATTGCGAACCGCGATAACTACACTGATACTGCTCTAGCAGCAGCTTTGACAGGTGCAGCGGGTGCGGCGTTTGCAGCGAGTATTACTTCCTTCATACGCTTTCAAGAATCCTTACCATCAATTCAGTCTATCAAAGAGACTCCTACGACTGCGCTAATACCAGATGAAGCAGGTGCTCGTGCGGTGTTGTGTTTCGGACTGCTAACGCATGTCGAGAAGGATACGCTATCTAACATCTTGAAGTACCTACGTCGAATGGAAGAGGAGTGGCAAGTTATCTTCTGTGTTGCACTTGCCAAGCATGAGACTAAGAAGTTGATTGCATTCTCTAACAGAGACTTTGCTCAATGGGCTGCTGACAACGAAGACTTACTATAAAGGAGAACGACTATGAGTGAAGAACGAAAACTTAAAGCTATAAAGATTGGACTCATGCGGTCACCGCCGTTTGGGTTACTACGCGGTATTGCCATGTACGGTAATACTCATCTGACTACTGAAATACCTACAGCGTGTACTGACGGTAGAGACGAATGGTACAACCTTGACTTCCTATTCAATGTTATAGCTAACGGAGATAAAGGTGTGGGGTTTGTACTGGCGCACGAATGGATGCACAAAGCTGCCAAACATTTCTATACATACAAAGGGTTGGAAAAGATAAACCAACAGATTGCTGATATAGCTTTGGATGTTTGGATTAATGATCGTCTTGTGAGCGCTGACCCCAATGCAGTCTACATTGAGTTTCCAGTAGACAAGGATGGTAAACGCATAGGTATACACTTGCCTGAGTATCACGACTGGGCGGTCAAAGCTATCTTCTATGACTTACTTGAGAAAGCAAAGCAAGGAGAAAGACCAGTAGGACCAGTAGGAGGAGGAGGTGGTGGTCTTGATGACCACGACTGGGAAGGAGCGAAGAAGCTGTCCAAGGAAGAACAGAAACAAGTCGAAGGTGATATTAACGAAGCTGTAAGACAAAGTATGCACGGGGTACGAGCAGGTACAGCAGGACTGCAAGATGCACTGGGTCTTGGTGAGTTGGTGACACCGAAAGTAGATTGGCGAGTGGCGTTGCGGATGTTCCTCAATGCGACTTGTCGTAAGAAGGAACGATCTACATGGCGCAGACCTAATCGCAGGTTCTTACACGAAGATGTCATTATGCCTACGCTAGAAGGTAATAGCATTAATGAGATTGTGTTTGCTCGTGATTCATCTGGCTCTATGTATTTCGAGAATAGACTAACCGAAGTGACAAGCGAGATGGTTGGTATATGTGACACCCTCGACATCAACAAGATTCATCTGCTCGATTGGGATGGGAGTGTTGAGTACAGAGGTGTGTTCACCAGTGACCAACTAAAGAAAGCCCCCGAACTTAAGACCGCAATGGGTGGAGGAGGAACCACCCCTCAATGTGTGGTTGATTACATGAAGAACGAAGGCATCAAACCCGATTGCGTTGTAGTACTCACCGACGGAGAGATTGATGATTGGGGTAATTGGACTGTGCCTGTGTTGTGGGGTATCGCTAATCACAAAACACTAACTGCCCCTGTGGGTAAAACAATTAACATTGATTAAAGGAGAACGAGAATGAGTGAACCAAAGAAAAGAGGGCGCAAACCTCATACAGAGGAACAACGCAAAGCCGCTATGAGGCATAAGATAGATTCATACGGAAGCGTAAGTATGCCGAAGAGCGCACATGAAAAAGTTACGCAAGCAAGAACGGTGCTTCAACATAAAATAGCAAACCTAGCGGGGGTGCCAAACCTTACAATAACTAAGGGTCAAGCACTGACAGCTATTGTAGAGGAGTGGCTTGCAACGAACGATCCAACAGGTGAACTAAGAAAAGGAGAACAACAATGAGTGGTATAGCAAACAGTGCAGTATTGGTACGTCTAAGTATTGGTGTATGGGGAGCAAGCAAGCGGAACAAGCAGCTTGAACATGAGGTTGCCGCGAACAAGAAAGCTAGTCCCAAAGCCATGCGTATGTATGACAACTTAATGGTTGGTTCAACAGGCCATAGTGATATTCAAAAATATGCAGCGGGAGCACGTCTATGGCACAACACCATGACGTTGCCTTGGGATGAACGTGGCTATCGGCTTTGTCCTACTAGTCTATTCTTAGATTACAAATCCCAGCACAACTTAAAAGAAGCGGGGTTTGACAAACTAGTGGATACCTTCCGAGTTAAGTATTTCAGTTATCGTGAGACTGCTGAAGAATATAGAGGGGAGATGTTCAACGCGCTTGATTACCCACCAGTGGATGAAGTCATGGGGAAATTTTACTGGGACTTTGAATCTATACCTGTACCGAAATCAGGACACTTTTGTGTGGACTTACCTGCACAGGAAATGGAAGAGCTTAAACTTTCATGCGATAGGAGTGTGGAGCGTAAGATAACAGAGGCCAGCAAGGAGAATGAGAAACGGATACTCAAAGAGCTGCAAGGTATAAGTGCGAAGTGTACGGATACTGGAGACGAAGAGAGTGACGATAATAAACGGTGGCATGACACGTTTGTTTCTAATCCGTTGAACCTATGCCGTATGCTAAAGCACATGAACTTAACTGGTGACCCCAAGGTTGAAGAAGCACGTCAACGCCTTGAGGATATTATGGTAGGTAAAACAAAAGAGATGTTCAAAGATTCTCCCACTGTGCGTAAGACAGTGAAAGAAGAAGTGGACTCTATTATTAATTCATACGACTGGTAGGGGGTGTTATATGAAATCAGTACACAGAGGACAAAGAGGTAAACTAAAAAGAATACGCGAGCAAATAGAAAATAAGGAACTTGGATCGTTTGTGAACATGCCAAGGAATGTGTTGTATTGGCAAAACACTGTAGACCCTGTAGAACTTATAAACAGAAACTACCACGATTTCTCACTTAACTTATTTACTTACTTGGCTGAGAGGTATCCAGAGTATACGTTTTATCTTGAGGCTAATCACTCAGAAGGAAATAAAGTTTATATGACTCAAGCGCTGGTGCTTGCAGGTGAAGAGGGTTTGGGTAGAGTTGAATGGAGTTATTACAGCGATCAAATGGAGTTTTACAATGAACGAGTAACTGAGGATATAAGACGAGGTAGTTGTAAGAAAACTTCAAAACTAGCTACGGCAAAAAATATCTTTGCTCGTTACTTTTACCCTCTTACTCTACAGGAAGAAATGGATGGAGTGGAGAGTGATGTAGTAAGTGCTTTGTCTGACCACACTTACTCACTAAAGAGAACAAGGGATAATGCAACGCGTGACATCATAGATAAACTTAGCGTAATGCTCAAACAAGAATCGTCTGAGTTATTTGAGTTTGTCAACGCGCATGGCATGAGTAAGCAACTGGAAGCAAGGGCGAAAGATAAAGAAGCCATAGAAATTACTAAACGTCTTGGAGATGCTGTAGACGACGGTAAGGGCCAATTTATTCTTAACAAGGGTGATATGTATTACTCGTTAAACAAAGGAGTTAAACGTATTAAACGTGATGATCTCCCCGAAGATGTACGCACCGCCGTTGGCTTACTCAAGGTTGCAGAAGATAACACAGCTATTGATGGTGTGGGATACAAAGCAACTGCTGATAAATTTTTCATTATGGAGGAACTAAATTTTGACTTTGACGAATGATAAACAAACCAGAGGCAAAGGTGTTAAACCTGCCATGCTACATGTAAACGTGCGACTACCTCAGTATGTACTAGACTACTTCAAAGAGTTTCCTAGTTACACCAAGGAGATGCGAAGAGTGCTTGAGGAACACGTCAACAAAGCAGACAAGGAAGGGGCTACGCAAGTAGCCCTAGACCAACCACGCTGGCAAGATATTCTTGCTGAAGATGAGAACTGGCCTGACGATGGAGGCATTGTCGGGATAAAGGAGAATGATGATGAAGCAGACGAATAAGGATAAGTTAGAAGCGGTGCAGATAAACTTAGGTGTAATGATTAGGAAGTATAAAAGTTATGAATCTAAGTTAGCTGCTAATGCAGCGCAACGTCAACAACTTATAAGTGAACGGCGCGAGTGTAAGGACTTGATGGATGAGTTAAAGGAAGAACAGGTCAGGTTGAATAAAGCCGTAGCACGTAGCGAGTACAGCCAAGCATACTCCCAAGTACAGAGACTATGTAAGAAGTATGACATAGGGTATGACGTAGATATTGTGAACTCGGATTACGACTACGACTTGGGTGTGCCTATAAACAGTCGCACTTATTGGGTAAGCAAACCAGATTGGCTAGAGGGAGATGACCCCATAATAGATGGGCATTACGCTCACACTATGCACGAAGTATGGTCTCTCGTAGACCTTTACGCCAAGCACCATCCCGACCACCCTGACCATGCTAACCGTGAGTATGGCTTTTCCAAATGAAGGAGAACGACAATGAATGAAATGAAACTAACGAAAGAGCAAGTGCAAGAAAACATTGTTGAGATGTTACAGCAAGTAGAGTACTGGCAAGACGTGGTGGATAACTGGCCGAGTGATGCCAAGTATCTTGTTTTAAAAAACAAAGAGGAGAATGATGATGAGTAAAGAAATAATAATAAGAGGCAAACCCATATATGAATTTGTTTGCGTTGGCATGAAATGTATTGGGCTAGAGGAAAGGGAAGAAGTTTCTGCTGAGAAGATAGGGTATCAGGGAACTTTAGCTGATGGTTCTTTTGAACTTTTTGAAGAGAAAGATTGTGATTGGTCATGGGAAAATATAGCCGATATTTTTTGTGAAGAAGACAAACCGCTAGAAATAGGAGACATTTACTACCAATTAGATATTACAAGGTGGATTCAACTTTTTGAAAAGGATGGCTCTTTTCTGGATTTGGAGTGCAGCGGAGGGTGTATTTACCCTTCCGATACTTTATGGGTTGAAGGAGGGGGAGGGAAAGTTATACCTGTACCTCCAGAAGTAAACAAGGCAATCGAAAGGTTAAAACTAGAATGTTTGAAGGAGAACGATAATGATGATTAGCGCAGAAGATAAAGAAGAGTTAAGCAGATTGTTAAAAGACCGAGTAATCAAGACTAAGGACTTTCCTCCGCTTATACCCGAACTTCAAGAGCATCTGGTTAAAGATGAGCTGAGACAGATGATTCACCACCCTCTGTTAGTCACTTTTCACCATGAGCAAGATAATGCCTATCACAACAAACTGATAGATGTGAGAAAGAAGATGCTTGGTCAGCATGTAGCGAACGAGAACATTGGCAGCTATCTAGTAATGCACGAACGCCCTTATAGGTTAGAAGCTCTGATAGAAGCGCTACATTCTTGGTGGAATCCAGCTAACGAGAAAGAATATTGGGATCAAGTTGGTTGGGTCTATACGGATACGGAGTTTTTATATCACAGTATGGATCAATGGAAATATCTGCTTTTTGGGGGTGCTGGATACCTAAACAATAACCTGATGATGGATGATGCAGAAAAGGAAAAGTACGACTCTCTTCCTGAGTATTTCACTGTCTACCGAGGAGCTATAGACCCTGATGGTTATAGTTGGACTTTAGATGAAGATAAAGCCAGATGGTTCGCCTCCAGATGGGGTAAGAGTCTGAAAGTATTTTCAAAAAAGGTTAATAAGCTAGAAGATACTGTTGCTTACTTCAATAGTCGCAATGAGGAAGAAATACTGCTGAATGAAAATCACCGCTATGTTAATTACGAAGTAGAGGAGAACAATGATGAAGAAACAAAAGGATGATGGGTCTTGTCCTACTTTAGCAGAGGTACGCAAGCAAGACCCGACAATGAACAAAAGCAGATACACATCCTACAAGCGAGGATGGCTACAAGTTAAAAACAAAAAGATACTCCCTCCAAAATCTGCATAGGAATTCCTATGCAACCTTCCTACTATACCCCGCTTTCGGGCGGGGTTCTTTTTACTTTACAAAGTCCAACCTTTAAGTTATTCTACCCTTTACGGTTGATTTAATATTAAACCAATCTAGCAGCTACAACCTTGATGCTTTTCATTCCGGTTTAGGTCAAGGGTAATCGAACTACTACTTTGGTGGGTGGTAGGCTGTGAAACCCACCACTTTATTATGGCTCTTACACCTGAAAAGAAAGTCAAAAACAAAGTAGTTAATATACTCAAGCAGTACCAAGTCTATTACTTTTTTCCTGCCACTTATGGCATGGGGCGAAGCGGAGTGCCTGATATTGTCTGTTGTTTTTTTGGCCGTTTCATTGGAATAGAATGCAAAGCAGGTAAGAACAAACCTACTCCACTACAGGAACGAGAGCTTAACGCTATTAAAGAAGCCAAAGGCATAACATTCATAATCAACGAAGAGAACTTAGGTGTACTCGAAGAGTACTTATTGTCCCATGAACATACTCACCCTCGACTTTGAAACTTATTACTCAAAAGATTTTAGTTTAAGTAAACTCACTACTGAAGAATATATACGCGATCCTCGTTTTGAGGTTATCGGAGTTGCTGTCAAATGCAATGGGCAGGAACTATCATCAAGCAGAGCTGCTGCGGCACAATGGTTTTCTGGCAGCAAGAAACAAATAAAACAGTTTTTGTCTCAGTTTGATTGGTCAAACTCTGTGGCCCTAGCTCACAACGCCATGTTCGACATGGCTATCCTTAACTGGCATTTCGGTATTAAGCCCAAGTTGATTGCTGATACGTTAGCAATGTCACGCGCTATTCACTCTATTGAAGTGGGTGGGGGGTTAGCAGCTTTATCTGAGTATTACGAATTAGGTAAGAAAGGAACTGAGGTGCATGATGCGATAGGCAAGAAGCGTTTAGATTTTACACCAGAGGAACTAGAAGCCTATGGTGGGTACTGCATACAAGATGTGGAACTTACGCACAAACTATTTAAGGTACTGAGAAAAGGGTTTCCTAATTTTGAACTTTCGCTAATAGATTTAACCCTGCGTATGTTTACTGAACCTGCTTTAGAATTAGATAAAGATATATTAACCGGGCACCTAAAGAACGTAGTAGATACTAAAGCAGCTCTAATGGATAAGATTACCCATGAGAAAACACAGTTAACTTCTAATCCACAGTTTGCTGAACTGTTGCGTGAGTACAATATCGAACCGCCTACGAAAATAAGTCCTGCTACAGGCAAGGAGACGTTTGCTTTTGCCAAAAGTGATGAAGGTTTCAAAGCTCTACAGGACCACGAAAATCCGTCGGTACAAGCTCTTGTAGCTGCTAGGCTAGGAGTAAGGTCTACCATTGAAGAAACAAGAACACAGCGGTTCATAGAGATAGCTCAGAGAGGTACACTACCTATACCACTACGCTATTACGCTGCCCACACAGGCAGATGGGGTGGGGATGACAAGATTAATATGCAGAACTTACCGCGAGGCAGTGAGCTTAAGAAAGCTATGTGCGCTCCAGAAGGGTACAAGTTTGTGGATTGTGACCTCTCTCAGATAGAGGCACGGACTCTGGCGTGGTTGGCCGAGGAAGGAGGGTTAGTTGAGGCGTTCGATAATGGTGATGACGTGTACAAGATGATGGCCTCCGCTATCTACGATAAGCCCGAAGAAGACATATCAAAAGAAGAACGGTTCGTGGGTAAGACTACTATACTAGGTGCAGGATATGGTATGGGGGCTGTTAAGTTTAGAAACCAGCTCAAGAACTTTGGGGTGGAACTGGATGAGTATGAATGTGAGCGTATTATAAAGGTATATAGAAGCACCTACGCACGTATACCCAAGTTATGGAGAGCGGCGGGCGATAAACTAGAGAGCATTATGCAAGATAAAGTTGCTCACTTTGGCTGCTCTGGAATATTGGTGGTGGATGGTGTTAAAGGCATAAAGCTCCCTAACGGTCTGTATGTTAAGTACCCTAACCTAAGAAGGGAGAGGGACGAAGAAGGTAGAACTGAAGTTGTATACGACACCCGTAAAGGTCGAACGATTATGTCTACTAGAATATATGGAGGTAAGGTTATCGAGAATGTATGTCAGGCACTGGCAAGAATCGTTATCGGTGAACAGTTGCTCCGTGTATCACAGAAATATAAAGTTGTTATGACTGTACACGACGCTATTGGATGTATAGTCCCAGAAGATGAGGTGGAAAAAGGAATGCAGTTAGTTGAGAAAGTTATGAAAGTCAGACCCAAATGGGCACCTGATTTGCCTCTTGATTGTGAGGGAGGCTATGGTAATTCTTATGGAACTTGTTAGCCCCAGTGGGCGGTGGGCAGGGGTTTTTTATCATTCTTCCCCGAAAACACCCACAGCGTATGGCGTGAGTCTCCTTTCGGTCAGAGTAATAGCGTCTCTGAGTCGTTCTCACTTACTCGCGGGTATGCGCCGGATAAACCACGCTACGGTTAGTCGTGCCTTAAAGGTTTTTTCCTTTTCTCCTCAAAGGCACGCATTGAATTTGAGGTTAATATGAAAATAAATATAGAACTAGACGACCACGATACAGCAGATAGATATATAGAACGTTTATTGACTGTATTAGAACGCATAGCTGATGCGCTAGAAGATGAAGCGGAAGGTAGTGATAATGGATGATTTGCGTACCAATATTTGCCCTAAGTGCAAAGCTACCTCAGACCAAGTGTTAAACATGGAAACAGGTAAGCGAGTTGGATGGTATTGTCTGGAGTGTCACTATTTTGAAGAAGCTATACTGCGTGAAACAGTCATAACAGAAGCTGACATAAAGAAAGTACGTATATAAGGAGAGGACCATGCTCTATGAATACAGTTGCACTATTCGATCTATTACAGACGGCGATGGGTTACGTGTGGATATTGATTTGGGTTTCGGTGTCACTCTTAGGGGTGATGATGGTAGGGGCGTTAACATTCGTCTTTTTGGAATTGACGCGCCCGAAAGTCGTACTAGAAATAAACAGGAGAAGTTACATGGGATACTGGCAAAACAATGTCTCCTCAAAGAATGTAAAATTGGAGAAACGTACATACTTAGAACGAAAGAGAAGGGAAAGTTTGGAAGATGGTTGGGCGATATCAAAACGTCAAAAGGATGGATTACGAAATTCCTTCTCAAAAATAAACTCGCCGTTGAGTATCATGGGCAAAATAAAAAAGAAATTAAAGCAGCTCACGAGGCGAATCGTAAAGCGTTAATTGAAGAGGGAAAATTGTAATGAGAAAGAAACTAGATCAAGTAGGCGTATTAATTTGGAGTGAAGAAAACGGTGAAGGCTCTGTAGAAATAATAGAAGATTTTAGTAACGAGTCTTTGCTTGCTCAACTAGATGTATTAAAAGACTGGATTACTTCTCTTACTGCTACTTATAACGAACTCCTGCAAGATTTTGAAAAAGCACATTCAGACTAGGCAATACTATGACAGCTTGGAGTTACAGTAGGGTTAATTCTTTTAAGCAATGCCCTAAGAAATATTACCATTTGTATGTTAAGAAAGATGTGAAAGATACTGGTAGTGTTGCTACAAGATATGGCACGTTAGTACATAAAGCTGCTGAAGAATATATAAAAGATGGAAATGCCCTACCAAAAAAATATGATTTTATGCAGCGCACTCTCGATGCTTTTAATAACATTGAGGGAGACAAACACTGTGAGATTAGACTTGGGGTAGCCAAGTATGATGACGCATACGAACCCACTAAGTTTTTTGCAAAAGATGTTTGGTATAGAGGTATAGCTGACTTACTGATATTAAACGAAGATAAAGCGTATCTTATAGACTACAAGACAGGCAAAAGTGCGAACTATGCGGATACTAAACAGTTAGACTTACTTGCAGGGGCAGTCTTCATAAACTTTCCCGAAGTAAAAAAGATAAAGTCTGCTCTGTCCTTTGTAGTATGTAATAAGTTTATATCTAAAGAACACACAGCCGATATGTATAAATCGTACATAAATGTATTCGATGAACTACTAGAAAGAATTGAAGTGGCTGCTAAAGAAGATGTATGGAACGCAGTTGAAAGTGGACTGTGTAAATTTTGTCCCGTTACTAGCTGTGAACATAACAGGAGGTAGTGATGAATTACTACGCAATATTAGTAGACGTTGGGGATACAACATTTGTAGATGGGCATTATGCAGACAAAGCGTTAGCCCAAGATGCCTTTGGGCGTTGGAAGAAAACTTATCCAAACTTACACTTTGATTTGTGTGCTGTAATGGGTAGATCGTGGCCTATAGCAGATGAACTTTTTATGGCTAACAACAGAAAGACTTTAGAAATTGCTAACGAACGTGGCACTGCTGTAGTAGCAGCTATTGATGAGAATGTAATACATTAGGAGTAAAGATGTCAGGCTATAAAAGTAGTGAAGAAGATGTACTGGGAATACCCCCAGTGCCTGAAGGCGGAGTTGATTGTGCCTACCCTAATTGTAGAAAAGGGAAAATAACAGGAGAGACACCCTATGTATCATGGCATGGTAGTTTAGACTTAGAACATTTATATACTACACTTCCTGCCGTAGCAAAATTAGTCATACAAGAACACAAAGATGAATTTATGCAAAAGCACAATAGGGTAACTTGGTTATATCTTGTTCATGCTGAGTGCGCTGCGGAATGGGGCATGCACTTGATAAAGGATGCTATGGGAGTTGAAGCCGACGTAGGACGTGTTTTATCAGAAAGGCATAGCAGTGCCTACTCTAAGAGGAAGACAAATGAAAAAACGTAATTACAAAAGAGAATATGAAAACTACCAAGGCACGGAAGAGCAGAAAAAGAATCGTGCTAAACGTAACGCAGCCAGACGCAAAGCTGCACGGAAAGGGAAAGTAACAAAGGGCGACGGTAAGGATGTAGCACATAAGAAAGCTATATCAAAAGGCGGTAAGAACTCAGGTAATACTAAAGTAGAGTCAGCCGCAAAGAATCGTTCATTTAAAAGGAACTCTAAAGGAAAACTAGTGTCTGAAACTAGTAAACGCGAGCGTAAGAAAAAGTGAAAATAGTCAACGATAGAGCAGTTGTTCTTAAAACCAGACGGCCTCATCTCATTACTGAGAAAGTTAAGAACTATAAAATACTTGCAGAGGACAAAGGGGTTTACAAGATTGTAATTCCTTGGGGTTTAGAAGAGGCCCAAGTACTTGCTGACCTTAAAGTAAAACAGATTAACTCCCCTATGTTTAGGGACTATGAGTTTAACGGTAGGTACAAACCCTTTGCCCATCAGAAAGAGACATCTTCTTTTCTAACGTTAAACAAAAAAGCGTTTTGTTTTAACGAGCAAGGTACAGGTAAAACAGCTTCTGTAATATGGGCAGCAGACTATCTAATAAACGCAGGGCAAGTGAACCGTGTATTAGTTATATGTCCTTTGTCTATTATGAAATCTGCATGGCAAGAAGACTTGTTTAAGTTTGCCATGCACCGTACTTGTTCTGTTGCTCATGGAACTTCTGCAAGAAGAAAGAAGATACTGGAAGCAGGTGCTGAGTTTGTCATTATTAACTTTGACGGTGTAGCTGTAATCAAAGATGAAATAATGAAGGGTGGTTTTGATATGGTGGTGGTCGATGAGGCTAACGCTTACAAGAACGCACAGACCAACCGATGGAAAACCTTACGCGATATAGTTGCAGATGTCCCGTGGCTTTGGATGCTTACAGGTACTCCAGCAGCACAATCACCTGTAGACGCGTTTGGTTTAGCAAAGCTAGTAAACCCAAAGAAAGCACCTAAATATTTCGGGCAGTTTAGAGATCAAGTAATGTACAAGGCTTCCCAGTTTATATGGAAGCCCAAAAGGACAGCAGATAAAATTGTACACGAAGTACTACAACCTGCCATAAGGTTTGAAAAAGACCAATGTTTAGACTTACCTCCGCTTACGTATATAGAACGTGAAGCACCTTTGACTAAACAGCAAG